ATCTAAAGTACAATCACCCGAACAAAGACTCGGAGTACAACAATATAGCATAAAGATTGATTTCTAAAAACAATGTCAAAAGAAAATCTTAAAAATTCCCCTAAAGTATTAGGGTTAGATATCTCTACTAAAACAATCGGTTGGGCACTCTTCGACCTTCACAGTCAAAATCTTTTAGAATTGACTCACTTTTCACCCGTAATTAAACCTAAGCGTGAGGATAAAATAGAAGAGTTAATGTTTAAAGTCGATGCATTCGAAGAAAAACTAAACACCTATAAAGATTTAGGTATTACAAAAGTAATAATTGAAGAACCATTACTTAACTCTAATAATGTATGGACAGTTGGAACACTATTAAGATACAACTCAATGATATCACGTTCAATCTACAAAGTACTTGGAATTATTCCTAAATATATATCAACTTATAACTCAAGAAAATTTGCTTGGCCTGAATTGGTTAAAGAAAATAATAAAGGTAAAAAAGTTTTATTCGGAGGATTACCAAAAACCATAGATAAAAAAGAATTGATATGGAAACAAGTTTCTAAAACAGAACCACAAATAGTTTGGTTATATACAAGAAATAACACACTCAAAAAAGAATGTTTCGACCAAGCAGATGCTTACACATGTGTTTTGGGGTATATGAAAAAAGAAGGTCTTTGGTAATTGATTAAGTTCCTATATTTTTTTATATTTAAAATATGGAACACACCGACGAAAGTTTAATTATTGACATGCTTACTGGTATGTTTGGTGATTACCATATGCATAACGGATATAAAAATCAAATATCGTTTGATTGTCCGGTCTGCTCCCATGATATTAAAGGATTATCTAAAGGAGACGGTAAAGGTAACTTAGAGGTAAACTATGGTGACCATGTTTTTAAATGTTGGGCTTGCGCAGAAACACACAACACCAAAGGACACTTAGGTTGGTTGATAGAAAGATATGGTGGTAAGAAAGATAAACAATACTATGATTTAATAAGACCCGATGAATTTATTCGAGAGGGTAAAAAATATAAAAAACTCACATTACCTAAAGAGTATAATAGGTTTGAGGATATAAGTGACATCTTTCCGGAAAAACGAAGAGCATTAAACTACCTTAAAGGTAGAGGAATCACCAAAGAGATAATTGACAATTATGATATTGGTTTTGCGTATGAAGGGGACTACGCAGGAAGAATCATAGTACCTTCTTATAATATGGATGGAGAACTTAATTATTTCGTATCTAGAAGTTGGAACCCAAACACTAAGATGAAATATAAAAACCCCGAAGCGGACAAAGAGTTTCTCATCTTCAACGAGAGTAGAATAAATTGGGAAGAAGATATATGGATAGTTGAAGGGGTGTTTGATGGGTTCTTTGTTCCAAACTCAATACCACTACTCGGTAAGTTTTTAAATGATAATTTATGGCAAAGTTTATATGAAAGGGCTAAAAAAGATATAATAATATGTTTAGATGATGATGCATGGGATGATGCTAAAAAACTTTACTATAAATTATCAGGGGGTAAATTATATGGTAGGGTTAAAATTGTAAAACTACCTGAAGGTAAAGACCTCGGAGATTTGAGAGGAGTAATACCTGATAATTCATTTAAAAACTTAGAAAAATGAAAATAAAAGCGTATAGTGAATTCGGATATATACTATGGTATTTCTTACCAAAAGCATACTACCTTCATAAAAAAAATAAATTAGAGTCAACAGATACTAGAATTGGTATGAGAGATGTGTTTTATTTCTCTGAAAATCATACTGAACAAAACATTGTACATGACCCACCTAGTTTTATACGTAATCCATATAGTTGTTATGATATTAAACCACCTGCATTCACTTCTGATTCTTGGTTACCACCACCATTAAAAGAAAAATATAAGAACGATAGATTTATTTTTGATAAACCTATTGTTACAATAAATAACAAAAATTCACTAGAATGGTTCGATTCAGGTATATATAATTATTTTAACTATGAATCGTTGGATAATATAATAAAAACATTAAAAGATAGGTACACGGTAGTTTATATTAGACCACCAAACAAATCTACAAACACATACGTTGAAGACCCGAATCAAACAGTGGTAGACATTAAGGATGAAGAAATTATAAAAAAACATGGAGTTGTCTCAATAACACAACTATTAGAAGAGAACAAAGACTTGAGTTATAATCAACTACAGTTTATGTTATTAGCTAATTCAGATAAACACATATCAAGCGCGGGTGAAGCGGTAATACCCGCATATTTTGGAGGTGAAACTCTAATTTATACGTGTCCTAATTGTCGTGCGGCAAAGAGGGGGGTATGGAAAACCGGTTCTTGGATGAGTATGTTATCAGGCTCAAAAATTATAGGATATAATGATTATGATTCTATTGTAAATTACATTGAAAAAAATTGGTAAGAGTATGGAAACAATATTAGAATTAAGTAAGTTTAATCATGTGAAATACTATGATGGTCCTCATAAGTATTTCATCGGAGATAGAGAACTTATGAGTGCAACAAGATTCATCGGTATGTTTAAACCAAAGTTTGAAACACAAAGGATAGCTGAAGAATACGCATCTAAAAGAGGGTTAAAAGTTGAAGATGTTATAGCAGATTGGGACCTTAAGAGAGACACCTCAACGGTTAAAGGGTCGGCAATACATGATTATGCTGAAAATTGGTGGAATAATAAAGAATTTCCATATGACCCGTCTGTCGCAGTAAAACAGTTTGGTCACGACATAATAAAAGATAAATTTGATAAATGTCAAACTATATTTAAAAACTTTTATGAAGATTCAAGAATTAATTTAGTTCCTGTTAAAATGGAATTGGTAGTTGGTGATGAGGACTACGGTTTAGGTGGTATGGTTGACTGTTTATTCTACAATAAAAAATCAGGTATGTTGGAAGTGTGGGACTATAAGACAAACAAAGCTATTAACATAAAAAATAATTATGGCCAAAGGTTTAATGAACCAATCTCACACTTAGATGTATGTGAAATTAATACCTATTCTCTTCAGTTGTCATTATATAAACATATTATTGAAAAAAACACTAATCTAAAAATAGGTAATTGTTATCTTATTTGGATTAATGAAAAAAATAAAAATTACAAGGTATACAAGTGTAAAGACTTGGAGGCTGAAATAAAATTAATGTTAGAAGAATTATGAATATGGATTTATCAAATTTAGGACAAGGTGGACAACAGATAAAAGTTAATGTGGCTGACTCACCAAACATAGAATGTGAAAATTGTGAAAATATTTTTTTTGATAAGGTGACTGTTATAAAAAAAATTAGTAAATTAATAGTCGGAACACCCGAAGACCAATATGTCCCAATGGAAACATATAAATGTACCGAATGTGGAAACATTAACAAAGAATTTCAATTATGATAAGGGCGACAATACAGTATCACGAGATAGAAGAAACACTTAAACTATCAAGAATGATTGGGAACACCCCAATGATTAAGATTAGTGATAAAATTTACGCTAAGGCTGAAATTTTTAATCCTACAGGTTCAATCAAAGACCGTCCCGCTAGTTATATTTTAAACCATGCGGAATTAACATCTCAGTTAAAAAAAGGTGATACCATTATTGAAGCTACTTCAGGTAATATGGGTATATCCTTTGCTTGGTTAGCAGCAGAAAGAGGATATAATTGTAAAATTGTCATGCCTTCAAACATGTCTGAAGAAAGAAAACAAATGTTAAGACTATATGGTGCGGAACTTATTGAAGTTGGTGAGGGTGACTTCGATGGTGCGATTAAACTTAGAGATGAGTTATCAGAAAAAAATGGTTGGTTTAACTGTAATCAATTTGACAATCCTATTAATATTAAAGCACACGCTGAAGGAACTGCACGTGAAATTATCGACTACTTTGATGAACCCGACACATTTCTTCAAGCAGTAGTTACTGGTACAGGTACTGGAGGTACTTTGATGGGTTGTAAAGAAACTTTGGACACGAAATACCCTATGATTAAAATGATTGCTGTAGAACCTGAAGAATCACCTGTTATGAGTGGAGGTGAACCAGGACTTCACGGTATACAAGGAATCGGAGACGGGTCTAAGTTTCTTGTGGATATGGATAAAGTTAGTGAAGTACTCACGGTTAGTACTGAAGAGGCTAAAGAAAGGGCTCGTAGACTTGCGAGAGAAATTGGTATTTTTGTCGGTATTTCTGCAGGTGCTAATATTCTTGCCGCAGAAAGATGGGTGGAAGAGAATAAACCAGACGGGTGTGTTGTTACATTTCTGTGTGATAGAGGTGAAAGATACTTGAGTTGTCTATGATTAATAAGATTATACATTTTTCAGACCTTCACGTAAGGTTATTTAAAGACCACGATTTATATCGTGAAATTATGACTAATGCGTTAAAGGAATGGAAAAAACAAGAACCTGATAGAATTGTTTTTACAGGTGATTTAGTACATTCTAAAAATCAGATGACACCTGAGTTAATTAATTTTGTTGTGTGGATTCTTACTGAATGTTCTAAGATATGTAAGACAGTTTTAATTATTGGTAATCATGATTTTTTGGAAAGTAATTTAAATAGGGTAGATGCATTGTCACCTATTATAGATTCTTTAGAAAATAATATGATAGTATATTATAAAGATGGAGGTGTATATACTGACGAGAATATTGATTGGGTTGTTTATTCATTAGTTAATCACAATATTAGACCTCAAATAGATAAGTCAGATAATCTTAAAATTGGTTTATTCCATGGACCTATACAAGGTCTTACAACTGATATTGGATACAAATTTGAAGATGGGTTTGACACAGATAGATTCAAAGGGTGTGACTTAGTATTATGTGGTGACATACATAAAAGACAGACATTCAGTATTCCTGGTAAAAAGAAAGCGTATATGATTGGCTCTACCATACAACAAAACTTTGGTGAGAGTGTGAATAGACATGGGTACGGTATATACTACGTAGATAAAAATAAATACGAAACTTTTGACCTATCCAACCCAAGACCATTCCTAAACTTTAAAATAAATTCCATAGAGGATTTAGAAAATGGAAAAGAGAAACTTGTTAATGTTTAAACTTGACCCAAACGAAATAAAAGATATTGAAGTATTTTGTAAATTAAACGAGTTTACAGATGTTGAAGAATTCGTCAAAGAATGCTTTAATAAAGGATATCAAATAGAAAAATATGGTTTATTAACTATTGACGGGCAAACTGTAATAGAAAAAGAAGTGATAAAGGAGGTAATAAAAGAAATTCCTGTAGAAGTAATAAAAGAAGTGGTGAGAGAGGTTGAAGTAGAAGTTACCAAAGAAGTTATAGTAGAAAAACCAGTGGAAATAATTAAGGAGGTTATTAAGGAAGTCCCTGTGGAAGTTATTAAAGAAATACCCACTGAGGTTATTAAAGAAGTTATTGTCGAGAAAGAGATTGAAAAAATAGTTGAAGTGACAAAAGAAATACCTATAGATAAGATTGTTATTAAAGAGGTTGTAAAAGAAGTACCTATAGAAAAGATAGTTGAAAAGGAAGTTTATATTACAGATGATAGTAAAATTAAAGAACTAATAAAAAAAATAGAGACACTCGAAAATACTCCACCTGAGATAGTTGAGAAAGAGGTAATAAAAGAGATTGAAGTAGAAGTCATTAAGGAGGTTGAAAAACCTATCGAAGTCATCAAAGAGATTATAAAGGAAGTAGAAAAACCCATTGAAGTTATTAAAGAAGTAATAAAAGAAGTTGAGGTTATTAGAGAAGTGGAGAATAAAGATAAGCAGAAAAAACTTCAGGACACCATTAAACAACTTAGAGAAGACATAATAAAAAAAGACGATAACATTTTACAATTGGAAAAAAATGTTGTAGAATTACAGAAAGTAAAAGGACCGACTAAAGCACAATATATGAGGTCATCAAATATAAACGACAATTTATATAGATAATGGAATTTTTAATTTGGATATTAGCTGCTTATGGAATGAGTAATATTTTAGTATACGGCTCCATATTTGAAGGATTACGTAACTCTATACATAGTATGGTAGATACTAAAATATTTTTGATAACACCACTATTTAAATTCTTATCAGGGTTAATAGCATGTATGATGTGTACATCGACTTGGGTGGGATTCTTTATGAGTTTGTTTTTCTCACCTACAACATGGTTTTGGGGTGTACATCCCGCATTTGGGTTATTTTTCGACGGTATGTTAGCTTCAGGAAGTGTATGGGCTATTAACGCAATAGTTGAATGGTTTGAGGAGAACAGACCTTAAAACCACTTATTACGTTTAAAATAAACCCACAACCAGCCCACGGTTATTACACTGATAACAACAAAAAACCAAAAACCATAATGATTTTGAAGTAACGGTATATCATTGAAATTCATACCAAAAAGACCGGTAAAAAAAGATAGGGGAAGAAACAAAGTCGACCATATAGTCAAAATATTAAGACGTTTGTTCATCCTATCAGATTGAATTTTTTCTAATGTAGATTCTAAAATATCGAAAAGCTCTAGTAAGTCTTTACAATCGGACCTATTATCGATTAACTCCTTCTTTAACTTAAAAAATTCTGAAGTATCAATATCCTTATTCGAAAATATATCTTCTTCAAATGTATTCAATCTTTTTCTGAGGTGTTCCAAATGTCTAGTATCCATAATAAACTTTCTAATAAATACATTATACCTACAATAAATAAACCATAATGGGTATAACCATTGTTGACAGGTTCAGTAAAATCTTGTATTATTGAAGGGATTGAAGAGACAATAATAGAAATAGAAAATAATAACTTTACCCAAAAATTGTCTAAAAAAGTTTTAATAAATTTTTTCATAATAATAATTTAAATATAAATATCATGCCTAAATCAAGAAAAAGAGGAGGTGAGAAAGCTCACCGTAAGAGAGTCCAAGCTAGAAATCAAAACATTCAAAATCAAAGAACACAGATGCAGAAAATGTGGGAAGAAGAAATGATGAAGAAACTTGAAGAAATGAGAGCTCCTTCAGGAGAAACTGAAAATCAAGAAATAGATACTTCAGAGTCTATGAACATAAGTTTGTAATGGACCTTTTTAATCAACCGAAAGATTTTGATTACGTTAATATGAACCACAACTTAAAGTTAGAAGAACTTAAAAACCCATACATACAAGTGGTGTGGGAAGATACACCTGATAATTTCACACAAGAAAGAATAAAGAGGGTTCGTTCTTATTTTGAGAAAAAATACGGCTCAAAAAATGTTAATGTAGTTACTAAAGTGAAATCGTCTGACGACGAAATACAATCGGTTGATGTATCTATGAACATTCTCGACGAGAACTTCCAAAAGGATTTAATTACAAAATACCTAAAGGTTCACGAATTATCTGATGACGAAAAAGATATACTTGAGTTTGATGGTATTGTTGAAAATAAAGTAAGTGCTGAAAAGTCAGATATAACACCATTCAAAAAATGGTACATTAATAAAATTGAGTTTTCTAACTTTTTATCCTTTGGTGATAATCAGGTTTTGGATTTTAATAAAGTGAAAGGTATTACAGCTATCGAGTCAAACCCACCAAACTTTGGAGGTAAGACAGTATTGACAGTTGACCTTTTACTTTTTTTATTTTTTAATACCACAACCAAAACAAGTAAGGCTGAAGAAGTATTCAACAGGTTTAGAGATAAGAATAAGGTTAGTGTTAAGGGTGATATTACAATAGACGGTGAAAACTATATATTAGTTCGTGAAGTAATAAGAAAACCTAAACGAAGTGGAGACGGTTTTACGGTAAGTACCAAATTAGATTTTTTTAAAAAATTATCTGATGGTTCTTTGGTGAATTTTACTGGTGAACAAAGAAGAGAAACCGAAGAGTTTATTAAGAGGTCCATAGGTGAGATGAATGATTTCCTTATGACTATCCTTACCACCGCAAGTAATTTAGAGGAACTCATCGATTCTAAACCCACATCAAGAGGACAAGTACTATCTAGATTCTTAGGTTTGGATAGTCTTAAACTTAAAGAAGAGGCGGCGAAAGAGATTGTGTCGAACTTTACTAAAAGAATGACCTCCAACCTATATAACGTTGAAAATTTAAAATCAGATATTGAGGGTAACAAAGAAAGTATATCTGACGAAGAAAGTAATATTAAAAGATATAACGAACAAATCAAAGACGTTAATGAAAGGATTGACAAAGGACAAAAATATCGTGACGAGTGGATTCAAAAGAAACACACGGGTATAGATAAAGACTTACTCAGAGTAAATCCAAACGACTTAGACTTAGAGATAAAAGATTATGAGTCAAAGATAACAAACACCCAAAAAGAAATTAACGAACTTAACACAACAGAACCACCAAAAGGGTATGAAGAAGATAAACACGATAGTGTAAAAGAACTATTGTTGATATCAGAAATTAACTTAGGGACCACAAATTCAAAGATTACAGATATTGAAGGAGAGTTAAAAGAATTTGAAGGTGGGATTAAATGTCAATACTGCGGTATTACCTTAGCTCAATCTGAATATTCTGATAAGAGAAAAAAAGAATTGGTGGAGTTGAAAGGTAGTTTAAATAAAATAACTAAACAGGTTAAGGAATATACTATACAAGAAGAAAGTTTTGTCGACCTTAAGAATCAATTTGATGAGTACGAAAAAAACAAACTAATAAAGGAAAAGTATGAAATACAAATTGAATCCTTTGAATTAAAAAAGAAAGGGGTTATAGACACTCTCAGTAGATTTAGAGAACAGGAAGTTAAAGTCAAAGAAAATAATAAGATTGATGAAATACTTCTAAAAGCCGACATGAGATTAGACGAATTAACAAATGAAAAGGAAATAATTAATTCAGATATTACAACTTCAAATAATAACATAGAAAAATATAAGGATAAGATTAAAGAACTTAACGAGTTCATACAAAGGATTAAAGAGGAGGAGGAAAAACTTAGAATATATAAGATATACTTAGAGCTGTTTGGAAAGAAAGGTATATCTAAAATGATAATGAGAAGTATGACACCTGTTATAAATTCTGAATTACAAAGACTCCTTATGGATTCTGCGGAGTTTAAATTAGAAGTTCGTATATCTGAAAAAGATGAGGTTGAGTTTTGGATGGTTGATAATAATACACAGATTGAAAAGTTGATGAGTAGTGGTAGTGGTTATGAAAAAACGATAGCATCACTTGCGTTAAGAGCGGTACTATCCAAAGTATGTTCACTACCAAAACCAAACGTAGTAGTATTCGATGAGGTATTTGGTAAGATATCAAATGATAATCTTGAGATGGTATCAGAGTTTTTCCACAAGATTAAATCATATTTCGAAAAAATATTTGTTATAACTCACAACCCTATGGTAGGGCAATGGTCTGACACAATAGTTAAGATAGAAAAGAATAAAAATATTTCAAAAGTCATACAATGAATTGGACTGAATACTTTTTGAATATTGCTGAGACAGTAAAACTTAAATCCAAAGATAAACGTACTCAGATAGGTGCTGTAATAGTTGGACAGGACAATGAGATTGTATCCACAGGATATAACTCATTTCCTCGTGGTATTAATGATGAGGTGGATGAAAGACAGGTAAGACCTGAAAAGTATTATTGGATTGTCCATGCCGAGATGAACGCAATACTAAATGCTGCGCGTATAGGAGTGTCTACTAAAGATTGTACTATGTACCTAACCTGTGGAGTTCCGTGTTCTGATTGTTGTAGGGGGATTATAAACGCAGGGATTAAAAGAATCTACTGTAAGAAACAAGACACCACTCGTAACCGTGAACATTGGGACGCACATGCTGCTAGGTCACGAGTGATGTTTGAAGAAAGTGGGGTGGAGGTTTTATTTTATGAATAAGGAAATACTACATTATGAAAAAAGAGACCAATACTTTGCTTATGATAGTATGGTTGATATCTGTTTAAATGAACTTAATAATAGGATAAGTGAGTTTAATTTAATAGAAGAAGAATATACATATATTGAACCATCAGCAGGTGACGGTGCGTTCTTAAAAAAACTACCGGTAGGTAGGAGAATAGGTGTTGATATCGAACCAAGGAACGAAGAGATTATTGAATCTAACTTCTTAGAATGGGAACCCGAAAATGGTAAGTATATAACAGTTGGTGGTCCACCATTTGGACACAGAGGAGATTTAGCTGTTAAGTTTATAAATCATGCATCTAAATTTTCAGATGTAGTTGCATTTATACTTCCACAGTACTTTGAGTATAAAGGTAAATTTTACTGCGGGGATAAAATTCAGAACCTAAGATTAATAAACTCAATACCTTTAAGTTCTGAATTTTACTTTCCTAATAGACAAAATGTGAAAGTGGGGGTAGACATATATTTTCAAATTTGGATTAAGAGTGATTTTGATGAAATTTATAATAAATGTATTGAAAAAATAAATTCATGATTGAAGTAAATAAAACATATAATGAGAGTTGTCTAGAAACGATGAGTAAAATGCCTGATAATTTTATAGATTGTACAGTAACGTCACCACCTTATGATGATATAAGAAATTACAATAAAAAAATAAAAGGCTTAAGTGATGAATTTAATGGATACTCATTTCCTTTTGAAGAAATTGCAAAAGAATTGTTTAGGGTTACTAAAAAAGGTGGTGTAGTCGTGTGGGTAATTAATGACGCAACACACAAAGGCTCCGAGACACTTAATTCATTTAGACAAGCTTTATTTTTTAAAGAAGTTGGATTCAGGATGCACGACACGATGATTTATCGGAAACTAAACCCAATGCCTAATGCTGGTAAAAGATATCAACAAATGTTTGAATATATGTTTGTTTTATCAAAAGGGTCACCTAAAACTACAAATATATCACTAAGAGAAAGAAGTAATAAATGTGAAGACAAAAGAACTTATAGAAAAAAGAAATTTTCACGTAATAAAGATGGGGATTTTAATGAGAACGATTATTATGTCAAAGAAATGGTTCCTGACTATAATATTTGGGATTTTTATGTTGGTTGGGGAAACACAAGTAAAGACGATGTTGCATTTGAACACCCCGCAATTTTTCCCGAAGAATTGGCGAAGCGCCACATTGAGAGTTGGACTAATGAAGGTGAATTGATTTATGACCCATTCATGGGCTCTGGAACAACTTCTAAAATGTCAATATTAAGTAATCGTAATTATATAGGGTCTGAATTGTCAGAAGAATATTGTATTATTGAAAGTAAAAGGTTATCACAAATACAATCTAAATTAGACTTGTAACTACTTTTTTTATGAACGAAGAAATGATTAAAATGTTGATTGCGGTCTCAGACGCGGATGGTGTATACACAATGATGAGAGACATGGGTGAAGATGATATGGCGGATTGGATTGAAGAAAATTATTTTGATTAATAGAAATTTTACCTTATATTTGTCTTATGAAAACAGTTATTTTTGATTTGGACGGAACTTTGGCAGACATCACCAAACGGAGAGAGATGTCCACCAAAGAGAATGGTAAGATTGATTGGGACATTTTCTTCACCCCTGAGAACATTTGGTTTGATACACCCAATGAAGTTGTGATTCAAATGGCTCAGATGTTGAGTCAAAAGAACCGTATCGTAATCTTTTCAGGACGTTCTAAGGGAACTAAAAGTGAAACTAAAAGATGGTTGGATAAGTTTGATGTTCCTTACGATGTTATCAAAATGAGACCCACCAGTAAGGATTGGATGTATATGCCAGATGATGAGTTGAAGCAACATTGGTTGGATAGTCTTTTCCCTGGTGATAAGAAAGATGATATTCTTTGTGTGTTCGATGACAGGGATAAAGTTGTAAATATGTGGAGGGATAACAACCTACAATGTTTTCAAGTTGCAAATGGCAATTTCTGATGGATATTGTTGAATCATTAACATATAAGAAGAGAGGTACGGATGATTATTACCCACCACTCAAATACTATCAAACAGATGAGAAAACTCTCGTTGGAATATACCAAGGTTTTCGTGGTGAAAACCCTGAATTAGATTTCATCGTTAAATATAAAGAGGATGGAGGGCGTCTTCGGACGCCTTCCCATACTCACTGGATAGTCGACCTTTTGGTTAAATGTGAAACACAAAAGGAAGAGGTAAAAAACTACATCTACGACATGATTGGTATGTACGATGCAATACAACCGTTTAATACTATCGAAGAGAGAAATAGTTACACATTAGAATACGTTAACAAATACCTTAAAGAAAAACACGGTAGACTATCTAATAGTGGTTACTATAGTATAGATACACTAACCACATTTATTGAGTTGTTTAGTAAATGTGAAAAGCAAACAAAAGGAGCATTTATGTTTCGAAACCTTTTGGAACTTGTGAAAGAGTACACCGAAGGAAAAAAAGATTTTTATCAAGTAGTTGGATATTCAAAAAGAGTTTAAAAAATGTTGAAAATTATGGCCGGCTCAGCCTCAAAAGAGTACGCGAAAAAAGTTGCAGATTCATTTGGAGCAAAATTGGTTCCTGTTAAGACTCACAGATTTAGTGATGGTGAATTCTCAGTTAGTATTGAAGAGACAATTAGAGGTGATGAAGTTGCGATAGTACAATCTACCTTTCCACCGACAGATAACCTTATGGAATTGTTGTTATTGGTTGATGCCGCTAAAAGGGCAAGTGCAAAAAGAATTATCGCAGTTATACCATACTTTGGATATGCGAGACAAGACCGAAAAGACCAACCGAGAGTACCTATTGGTGCAAAACTTGTTGCAAACCTATTAACTGCCGCTGGTATTGACAGAGTAGTTACTATGGACCTACACGCGGACCAGATACAAGGGTTTTTTGAAGTTCCTGTAGACCATTTATATGCCAATACATTGTTCGTACCATATCTACAAAAAATGGATAATACTAACCTATGTATTGCGACTCCTGATACTGGTGGAACTAAGAGAGCAAACACATACTCAAAAATCTTGGGTGTAGACATGGCAATTTGTTATAAACAAAGAAAGGTTGCCAACCAAATTGAAGATATGAAAGTAATAGGTAGCGTATATGGTAAAGATGTTATTATTGTAGATGATATTTGTGACACTGCAGGAACTCTTACAACCGCAGCCGCTTTGATGAAAAGTAACGGAGCGAGAACAGTTAGGGCTATGTGTACTCATGCAGTTATGAGTGGACCCGCTTATGAAAGGATTGAGAATAGTGATTTGGACGAGTTGATAGTCACCGACACTATACCTATAGATGAAACTAAAAATAATGGTAAGATAAAAGTGATAGAGACTAATGAACTATTCGCAACAACTTTGCACTGTTTAACAGAAAATCGCTCAATTAGTGACACCTTTTTGGTGAGTTAAAACTTTATACCTATATTTGTAAAACAAACGAAATAAAAATGTCAGAGAAAATTTGTCACCTCCACCTTCAATGTTCAATGGGAAATAAGTCCACACTCATTTGTTACCTTAATGAAGGTTCTATTGAGTATAGATACTATTCAGGTTGGTCGAGTACAGGAACACCGTTGTCTTTATCTAATCTTCAGATTGGTTATCGTTATGGTGGGTCTTACCTTCCTGTTGAGAATGAGTACGAAGAGACTAAAAGTCAATTTACTCAGAGAATCATTAGTATGATTAATGAAGATAGTGTTAAGAAAGTCGTACACAGTGTTAATACTGAAGTAAAATTTGCATGATGGATAATAAGGTATATATTAGAATGGACCGAGATTGGAAAAGTCGTGAAGAATATGAAAAGAAAAAAAAACAAGAAAGGGTAAATAAACTTTCTAAAATTAAAAAAGAAAATGGATAAAAAATTGTTTCTCCTTCGAGGACTCCCTGGTAGTGGTAAGAGCACCATTGCAGAATCGATTAACCCTAACGGTTATAATATTGAAGCCGACATGTACTTTACAGTAGATGATGAATATATTTTTGACCCTTCTATGTTGCCAGATGCACACAAATGGTGTCAGGAAATGGTTAGTGAGTGGATGAGTGAAGAAGTGAGTAAAATTGTTGTTTCTAATACGTTTACTCAAAAATGGGAGATGAGTCCTTATTTAAAAATGGCTGAAGACAACGGATATATGGTACATAGTTTGGTCGTTGAAAATCGACATAATGGAGATAATGTTCATAATGTTCCATCCTCATCAGTAGAAAGGATGAAAAATCGTTTTGAAGTTGAACTTTAAAAAACTAACTTTACGATAAATATTGATATAAGACAACATACCTATGGTACAAAAACAAGAACCTAAACAATATATGATTTTTATATATGGAAATTATAAAGATAAAGATAAAATAGTAGAATTAATAGCTATCCAAATATCAACATTTACTGACCCTGACACATACGTAAAGTACAACTACGGAGACTATGGAGTGGTCATGAATTTCCAAAGTGAATATAACTTTTATCAACTAAGAGACAATATTCATATTGTGTTGGAAAAGGCAGTAGACCAATACTTTTTAATGGAAGTACCTAACGCTATGTATGCTTTTATGCCACCCGAAATGAAGTTAAATCTTTTTGATTTAAATGAAGAAAATCATAACTTTGAAGATAAAGAAAATAAAGAAAAGCCTGATGTTAATATATTAGACAAATTTATATTTAACATCGCCTCTTCATTAATGCCTGAAGACATGTTGTCTGAGGAAGATATGGATAAGATGTTTGAAAACATCATGTTAAAAGTTTCTAATAAAGACCCAAAACAAAAACCAACAATCGATGACATACTTGATAAAATACAAGATAATGGATTCGATTCATTAACCAACTTTGAAAAGCAAATACTAGATGAATACTCAAAAAATTAATTTAATGTCTACAAATCCTATTAATCAAGACGAGATACAAATGTATCTTAGAGATATCCGTAAAATTAAGGTTATGACCCCTGCGAGAGAAAAAGAACTCGCTAAAATAATCTTATCTGATAACTGCACAGAAAGACAGAAAGAAGAAGTTTACCAAGAACTGTTAGAAGGTAACTTACGATTTGTTATTACTGTTGCTAAACAGTATCAGAACCAAGGTTTGGACTTAAGTGACTTAATCGCTGAAGGTAATTATGGACTCATGAAGGCAATTAAAAACTTTGATTGGTCAAAGAACCTACGATTCATTTCATATGCTGTGTGGTGGATTAAACAGTCAATTCTACAATCTCTCAACGAAAACTCAAGGACAATTCGACTTCCGGTTAACGTTGTTCAAGACTTACACAAAGCTAAAAAAGAAATTCAAAAAACCGGTGGTGAATTGAGTAATAGATTTACATCATTACCTAAGACCACAGGTTTAGATAATCACATTAACGATGAGGGTGATACACTAATTGACCTTATTGAAAATGAAAATTCAGAACGACCCGACGCTAAATTTAATAATGGTGATGCTCTTAGTGGTAGATTGTCGGCTATCATGTCTACTTTAGATGATAGAGAAAAAATAATTGTAAAAGATTATTATGGTATGTCAGGAACACCAAAAACTCTTGAAGAAATCGGTAATGATTTTGGTTTAACTAAAGAACGTGTAAGACAAATTAAAGAAAAAGCTTTAAGGAAGCTTAGAAATGAGAGCGGTTCACTTTTTGATTATTTATGATATCCTTAGCTATTTATAGGTATCAAAAATAATTAAATGAAATTTTTTAGTGAATTAAAAAAACTTATATTTCCTTTTATAGTTGCGCTTTCCGCACTATCAGTTAGTTTATCTGCGGCATTTTACTCAGTTACTGGATTGAGTAAATTGTTCGCAGGTGCTAGTTTTGAAGTATTAATTATGGCATCATCATTAGAGATAGCTAAACTTGTTATAGCATCTCTATTATATCAATACTGGGAACAGTTAAATAAAATACTTAAATTTTATCTAACAACCGCGGCAATAGTACTTGTATTTATAACATCTATGGGTATATACGGATTTTTATCTGCGGCATACCAAGAAACCGCGTCCTTAGCGGGTAGTGTAGATTCACAGATTGCTTTAATTGAAACAAAAAGAGATAACGTAAAAGGACAGTTAGAAATTTATAACGAGGAAAAATCCTCAATCAATACAGCAGTTGCTGATTTAAGAGAAGGACTTTCTAATAATAAAATACAGTATCGGGATAGGGAAACAGGTGAGATTATAACAACTACTTCTTCATCAAATAGAAAGGCGTTAGAAAAACAATTAGACCAAGCAATAGAAAGACAAACAGAAATTAATAATAAAGTTGATGTACTTAATGAAAAGTTATTTGAGTACGAGACTGAAATTGTGGAAGTAAGTACTAGTAGTGAAGTTGGAAGTGAACTCGGACCCTTAAAATACATCAGTGGATTAACAGGAAAACCAATGGATGAGATTATAAATTATTTACTCCTACTAATAATTTTTGTGTTTGACCCATTAGCAATTTCTTTAGTGATTGCGGCTAACTTTATGTTTAGTTTAAATTCAAAAAATAAAAAAAGTGATGACTTTGAAGAGGAAAAAACTATCATTAATGTAGTTGAAGAAGAAATCAGGGAACCAAAAGAAAAATTAATAAGAGATGAAGAAGTTATTTCATCATTGAAATTTGAAGTTGAAACTGTCGATGGTGATATAACAATATACGAGACTAAAGAAGAGGAAATAGTAGAAGAAGAAGAGGAAATAGTAGAAGAAGAGGAAGAACCAATTGTCGATGATACAGATATTATAGAACCTGTTATTATAGAACAACAAAAAAACAATAAAAGATTAGTCTACAAAAAAAGAGATGACTCTAATTAATACTATTGGTGGATTTAAACCTACAGGTAGGTTTAAACGAAAAAAACAAATTGTACTTTCACACACATCTAGAAATATAATTGACTATATGTCATCATTGAAGTATAGGTACAATGGAGAAAATAAGAAATTACCACATTTTATAATAGACAGAGATGGTAAAATATACAATATAATACCAGCTAATACATATGGTGATTATTTAGACACAACATACCACAATAAAAATTCTGTTATAATTGTGTTAGAAAATTTGGGATGGCTAAGGAAAAATCCACTAAAAAACAACTATGTAAATTGGATTGGTAACGAGTTCAACGGAGAGGTGTATGAAAGAAAGTGGAGGGGTCATCATTTTTGGCAACCATATACAAAAGAGCAAAATAAAAGTTTAATAGAACTTATTGATTTAATTTGTGAAGAATACGACATACCAAAAAATAGTTTGGGTCATAATGTAAAAGTAGAAAAAGTTGAAAAATATAACGGTATTATCACAAGAAGTAATTGTGATACAGATTATACAGATTTAAATCCTGCTTTTGATTTCGATATATTTATAGAAAAAGAAAACCATGAGTAACCAATACGACGAAATAAAAAAACTACTAAAGAATAGTAGAAATATGCTTCATACTAATGAAGTAAATGAATCTAGAAAAACATTAATTGAAAAAGGTTTAATAAAAGAAATGGATATTAAACCAGATAATTTAGCTGCGGATACTGAGGAAGAAATAGAATTGGATACAGAACCACAAGAAGATAAGAGTAAATCTTATAGAGTTTCAGGTGGGGTTATTACGCTACATGGTAAAGACAAGACAGATTTAGAATTATCCACAGATGAAAAAATGTCATTTCAGGAGACAATGGATGATTTTGTAAATGAAGTTTCAGATTTATCAGATTTCGGAGTTTTAAATTTATACCCTGAAAATGTTGATTGGTCAGGTAGAGTTATAGATGAGGACGTTGAATTTTATTTTTCTATAGGAGAAAAAAACGGGGTATACCTCAACGGGGATATGATACAATTAGATGAGGATTTAGTGGGATTAATAAACAAACTAACTTCCTTTTACGATAAGTTTAAATCCAAGTGGGCTAAGGTTCTCGCTCAAAGGAAGAAAACTAATCCGGTAGATGAAATCTAACAGTAAAAAATCTTTAATAGAAAGAGTTAAAAGTACTATAATTACAATACTAGTAATTATTATAATATTACTTAATAAATGTAGTGGTGAGCAAGTTGAAACCATTAACATAGAACCTAAAAAAATAGTTGAAACTATTATACAGACAGACACAGTTACAGTAACGAAAGAAACTATTGTACCTAAATGGAGAACTAAAGTAGTAAAGGATACTATTAAGATAGAAAAATTAATTGAGGTAGACTCACTGTCTATTATTCAAAATTACTTAGAAAAATATGTCTATATAGATACAATTAAAATAGATACTATAGGATTTTTAACTTTAGAAGATACTATCTACAAAAACGAGATTATATATCGTAAACCTAAAATTGATATAGAAATACCAATAAAGACAGTAAATTTAATCGAAAAAGTTAACGAAAGAGAATTTTACGCAGGTCTTGGAGTTAGAACAACAATGAATAAATATACTTGGATGGGTCTCGAAGGTTCTATGAGAACAAAAAAAGGTAACTTATTTTTAGTTGGTATTGGTACTGATAATAATAATAATTTTTCATTAGGTGGTAGTGTGCATTGGAAAATAATGAGTGAGTGATATTTATAATTAAAAATGGCTTTAAGTAATTCCGACATACAACAAATTGAGACTATCGTTAGAAACGAAGTTAGAAACTTTTTGGATTCAAATACCTTAAGACAGTTTGAAAATAAAATAACTGATAAAATTAGAGACGAAATTAGGAGAGGTAAAATCCAAAAAGATGTTAATGAGATTGTTACTAAAGTTATGAAAGAATTCTATAAAATTATGTGGACCAGAAGAAGTTTTTGGGAACCATCACTAAAAAATGTCAAATAATGAATAATATTAAAGATATGATGCAGAAGGCAATGAAAGATGCTGGAACTAAAGAACTTGGTCAGTTTTCTAGTAGAGGTTTGGGTGATAGTAAAGACATAAGTAATATGTTGACTAGTATAACAAAAATGCAACGAGAGGTAAGTGAAGAAGAGTATGACGAATTTTTTGAAGAGTTAGAAAACGGAGAGTCTACAGAAGCGACAGGTGCGGGTTCATCAGGAGCATACTCGGCACCACTTTTTGGTGAAGTAAAGAAAAATAACCTTTTTCAACCAGATACAGAAACTAAACTTACAAAACCTAAAGGAGGTCCTGTAAATGAAGATGAAATACCAGGAGGATTGGCAGATGGAATGACCTTAAAAGATTTAGCCAAACACCACGACACTACTATAGATAAGTTAATTAATAAAGTTAGTGATGGTGTTAATATAGAAAAGGAACATACTTCAGAAATGTCAATAGCTTTAGAAATTGCATTGGACCACATCTATGAAGATTTAGATTACTACGATAAATTAGAAAAAATAGAGGCAAAAGAAGCAACAACATCAGCATCGGTAGGTGCGTATGATGCACCTATAGGAGGGGGTAGGAAAGACCCATTACAGATTGACACACCAAAGAGTGTCTATAGTAAGTTAAGGTCAGTAAAAGACCCTAAATTCCCTAAATTAGGAGGACCAGGTAGTACTTTTGTTAAGATAAAAGATAAGTGTAAAAAATTCCCTTATTGTAACCAGGGAGATATTAAAGCACTTGAATTCTTCGAAAATAATTTAGTCAATGAGGCTATAAAAAATATTTCAAAAAGACATAAATTAAATGAAGATTACATAAAAGGTGTTATTTTAGAAAACACTAATATTTATTATAAAAGTACCGATATGAATAAAGAAATTGAAAATATGATTGATGGAATAGTAGATAAAGTACTATCCGAGGAAGTCACTAAGAAAGCCAAAAAAATTACTGAAGCCGTTTCAGGTGAAATAGATGAAATGGAAGAGTATTATGAAATAGCTAAAAGAAGAAAAGAGGAAAGAGATGAATTTGACGGAAGAAAATCTGAGGTTATTGGAGTATATTCCGACATCGCTAAACAACGTAAGGAAATGGGAGAAGAGGAAATAGATGAACAAAACGCATTTACTGGCGCAAGATGTAAAGCAGGGTGTAAAGGTGGTAATGGTGCTGAAATTGAAGGGTTTGACGGAAAAACCGTAGAAGGTTGGTCTGATGAAGATAAAGAATCTTGTGAATGTGACAAATCAGTAAAAGAATCTATACAATTAAGTGAGGAGGAGATGATTGACCTTATTGAAAAGATTATTGAAGAACAAAAGATATCAGGTGGAGGGAAGATTCAAGGAGTAACATCACAAAATAAGGCAATGAAGACTTCAGAGAAAGAAACTAAAGAGTATCACAAAGAACTTATGAAGAAGTTTAAAGATTACTTAAAAGATGGTTCTGAAGGTGAGTTCAATGAGAGTCCTACTGATTTCCCAAAAGGTAACGGTGAGTTAAAGAAAATGGAAAAAATGGCATATACACCATCTGATAGTGTTGAAGAGTTTATTGATAATGTGTCACGTTCCGGTGGAATGGAAAATTTAGCTTATGACCAAATTAAACCTGATGAAGAATGGTTAGAAAAAAATATTATGGGTTCTTCAGAAACAGGTAACAGTCAGGAATACGCTAACGCGGTTGCCACAGACGCTAATGAAAAAGTTAATAAAAGAAGAAAGTTGGATATCCTTAACAAACTTAAGAATCAGTCGTATGAGAAGGCACCACAACCGGTCTATGATTTAGCGGGTGATAAAACACATAAAGATATTATGGACTTAGGTGAATCAAAAGAGGATAAAAAACAAAACAAAATTAATGAAGATTTAGAAAGAATGAAAAATCTCATTTCTCACAATTACAAAACACAATAATTTAAATATCATTCATTTTTTATTGGTCCGTGTTATAATTCTATTATGAATAGATATAACCCGGACCAATTCTTTAAATGGCTTTCAGAACCCATGAAACAAGAAGACGTACAAGTATGGAATATGACTCACAACATAATTCCAGAGCTAACTTATTTATTTAAAGATTATTGTTTTTCATTTTATTATTTGATAAGAAGTACTTATTTAGGTGACAGTCACCACGACTCCAACGAGACAAGAATTGGGATGACTGAAGAAGATAAAGTAAAACATTATAAATGGTGCTGGGAGAAAACAATAGATAACTTTAAAAAAGAAAATATAACATTCAAATTTTCAGAAGATGATTATGAATACTTTAAAGAATTCTTTTTTGAAGTATTTTATAATCAAGAGGACGAATTAATGCGTGAAGCGTTAGACGATTTTATGAAGCAACTTTTTAATAGAAAAAGACCTACTAGTAAATCAGATTTAGAAATGTTTACTGATGTTTACAAAACACTTGAGAGGTCTTTACAAATATAAAAAAGTTGTTATCTATTTACTATAAAGGTAAAAAAATTAGTTTTTTAAAAAATAAATAAAACAAAAATTTATAAAAATGGAAACATTAGAACAAATTAAGACATTGGTTGAGACCTTGTCTGTTGACACAGGAAAATTCTACGGAGGAAATAAATCAGCAGGTACAAGAGCTAGAAAACAGGCTCAAGAACTTAAAAATCTTCTACAAGAATTAAGAAAAGAAATCTTAGAAGAAAGAAATAAAGGATAATTGTGATTGAACTAACAAACCATATAGTAACTTTTATTGCAGTGTTTGCGTCACTGTCTATAATAAATTTATTAATTAAATTTATTCGAGCTCTACTATCTACACCACCAAAACCATTTGAGTTAGAAAGAATCTCTTTGTTATATTATGGATTGTGTATTTCTTTCATAACAACTTTAATCATTAATAGTGTTACATGAAGTATTTTGATTTTATAGAGTCAACTGGAAAATACCTTAAGTCAGTACGAGTGATAAAAGAGTATGTTAGTTTTGACATGGAATTTTCAAAGTACTGGTCCATTACCAAACAACAAACAAAAGATGTTGAGGTTATAAAAAATGATAATACTCAGGAACCTGATAAAATTATTATTTCATTTGTCACTAATTTTGATGAACAATCTATAGATAAAGTCGAGAATGTAGTTAATACAATCATAAAAACAAATTTAGAGAGAGAAGAAAAAGAAAAACTATTTAAGGATAAAGTCCAAGAATTAAAAAACATTTTTGAAAAACAAAAATTAGATAGTTTAAAAGGTCTTAAATTTGATTTAGATGAATTCTCATTAATCACATCAAAACCCGAAGAAAATGGACAAGGGAGTACTGAGGGAAATGGAGAAGTTGAAGTTAGAGAAGAGGAAAAATCTGAAGAATCTCAAACAACATAAAGAAGATATAATCTCAGAAATTCTAAACTCTAATAATTTAGAAATAAACAACACAATTCATACTGAAATAGAATACTCAATATGGGAGAGAATAAAGAAGACTTTAGGGATAAATTAAAACTACTCGCTGAAGTTGCAGAACAAATAGAATCTAACGAAGATTTTTTTGGTGACGAGGTTATCGAAGTTAGGGTTAAGTTAGAGAAAAATAAATATGATAATGTATTGAGAAATTTTAGAGAAATTGATTGGAAATCAGATAAGTTTTTTATTAATTTTGGTAGGGTTAGTTATAAGTTCGTTTTGAAAAAGTAGTCTTTTGTCGATAAAGCTTTTTACGATTAAAACCACTTTTTTCTAAAATATTATACATCCATTTTCTATTTACTGTACTTTCATCTCTCACAAATAAACAATCGGTACGGCTCAGTTTAAAAAAGAAAGACTCAAGCGTTTGAATCAAACGTTCTGAGTCTTCTTCGTTTTTAAGACTAAATAATTTAAAATCCTCATCACATTGAATTACCACTTTGTTATGTAATTTAGAAACTACCTTAACATTTTTTTTAGGGAGGTACGTAGTTAATAACTCATTAAAAGTTATTCTACTTTCAGTTTGCCAATCATATATTAACTCTTCTAACTTATAATTCTCGATACGTTTAATTATATAATCCGATTCACCAGAAATAAAAACTGAGTTGTTACGACCCACCTCATCCATTTTAAATAAAGGTACTTGGTAATCGTCATTACGACTAAGTAATGCTATTTCATAAACGGACTTCTCAGAGTTCTCAAAAACAATTTCAAAAGGAACGTCATTAGACTTTACCAAAGAATCAAATTTTAAATTGGCATTTTTCTCGGTGACATAACCTTTGATAATTTTTTTCTTTTTCTTATTCTTAAATAAAACGATTATATAATTTTCCATAATATGAAAGACTACTATAAGATATTAGGGGTTGATAAAAAATCAACAAAAGATGAGATTAAGAAGGCTTATAGGAGTTTATCAAAAAAGTTTCATCCTGATGTTAATCCTGAAGGTGGAGAGAGGTTTAAACAAATTGCTGAAGCTTATGATGTCTTAAGTGACGATAAAAAAAGACAACAATATGACAACCCTAACCCTTTCGGAAATAGAGGTAACCCGTTCGAGGACATATTCAACGGATTTAATCAACAAAGAAGAAAACCAGAGGCAAAAAATAAAGTTATAAAAATACAAGTAACACCTTTAGAATCGTATTTTGGTGTAAACAAACCCGTAACGTTTCAAAATAATACAACTTGTAATACCTGTGCGGGTAGTGGGGGTAAAAAAAATCTTTGTCAGACATGTAAAGGTAGTGGAAATATTAGACAAAAAATCGGTTCATCTTTTTTCACACAAGTTATAGATACCCCTTGTGTGAAATGTAACGGTACTGGACATATAATGATTGACCCGTGTTTTAATTGTGGCGGAATTGGAGTAAAGCAAAATATAGAACAGATTGGAGTTGATATACCTAAAAACATTAATAATGGAGACCACCTTAGAATTAAAGGTAAAGGTGATTATACACCCAATATAGGTTATGGGGATTTAATTTTACAAGTGGAGGTAATTAATGAAGATGGGTTTGAAAAAATTAATAATGATTTGATTTACACTAAAAAAGTAACTTTATCGGATTTGTTATTAAATAAACCAATTTTATTACCACACCCTGACGGAGATTTAAATCTTAGAATACCATTAAATACAGAGTTAATAAAACCTCTTAGGTTAAGAGGTAAAGGATATAAGTCGCCGAATTATGTTGGTGACTTTTATATAAAAATAAATGTCATCAATGCAGATATAGATGACAATACTAAAAAAGAAATTTTAGATATTTTAAAATAAACTTATTATATATTGTATAAGTTTTACGTTACCATATATTGCGGTTATTAGTAAGTATATTGATAAACCTATCATAGTTTTTTGACCTGGGTCAAACCCTCTTTTACATGATTCACACTCTTCTTTTTTTTCTTCCATTATATTTATATTTTGATGAATAGTATTATTAAACGTGTTATTAAATCCTACTTAGAGGAGAAAGAACAAAGTAATAGTAAGAGAACTCGTAAGATGAGTAAATCTTATTGTGAAAAAACCCCATGTAAAAACATGGGGTTCTCTCAAAAAGCGTCATGTAGACCTTATAAAAATTGTTATAAGTAATCAGAACCCATCGTTAACATAAACGATACCATCTGAGGTAAAAACAGTAATTTGTTTAGATTGACCACTAAGACTTGTAGTGGATTCTAAATTAGAACAACCAGTCAATAATAACGCAATACCTAACATTGTAAAAATATATTTCATAATGGTTGTTTTAATGGTTTATTATAAAATAAATATAACACTTTTTTAACATAAGTAAATTCATGCTACCTGTATGTTAATTATTGGTGTTTCACAACAGTTTAATTTCCGTAAAACTATATATGAATAGATTTAATAGAAATGAAAAAACTACTTACACCAATTATCCTATCTACAATTTTATTTTCATGTAGACCGGAGCCCGTTGAACCAAACACACAGACTTATGTCATAACTGACGTTAACGTTAACGGAGAAGATTACAAGAAACTTGAAGGTATTATTAATGAGAACCTTAGTTTAGATTTAAATGAAAAATGGTTACTTTCAGGTGGAGTTTTTGTTGACGAAAATGCGAGATTATCAATCAATGAAGGGGGTACCGTTTACGCGGACACAGAAGTTACCACCTTCCTTTCCATTAAACAAGGTGGAGAGATGTTTATACAAGGAGAAAGTACAAACCCAATAATTTTTACACCACTAACCGATAATCCAACATACGGGGATTGGGGAGGTATAATCGTAAATGGGTATGCTACAATAAACACAGGATTCAATGCTGAAGGAGAAGGAGGTACCGGTATCTACGGTGGTGATAATGATAACGATGACTCAGGAATCTTACGTTATGTTAGAGTTGAATATGCGGGTAAAGTACTCGGTACTGATAATGAATTAAATGGATTTTCATTTAATGGTGTTGGTAATGGTACTATCATAGAATATATACAAGCATATAAAGGTTCTGATGATGGTATCGAATTCTTTGGTGGTACTGTAAATGTTAGATACGCGGTATCAACACATAATCAAGACGACTCTTTCGATTGGACTCATGGTTGGAGAGGTAAGGGACAGTACTGGTTGGTACAACAAGGTCCTGATGGTGGTGATAGAGGTATTGAGGCTGACAATAACGGAGATGACAATCTATTAGAACCATACTCAAACCCAACTCTATCTAATCTAACTTTGATTGGTGTAGATGACGGTGATGGATTAAATACAGGTATGAGACTAAGAGAGGGGACTAAAGGTAAAATATTTAATACATACGTTACTGGTTTCCCAAAATATGGTATAAGAGTCTCTGATGAGGTTACCTTACAAAACGTAGAAAACGGTGAGTTATTTGTTGCTAATTCATTAGTTGAAGGTAACGGAACTGACTATAAAGATTGTGATTCATTTATCGGGTTAACCGACACTGTAGTGGATGAATGGTTTTATATCGATAACACTATCGGTTCAGGTGATTACTGGACTGAGGGATGGGTAAGACAATGAGAAGTTTATTATTTATTTTGTTTCTTTTAATCGGTGGTGGTTTAAAAGGACAAACAGTTTTTGGAAAGGTAACGGATGAAAATAATAGTCCGTTACCTTTTGTTGCGGTAACGTTAAAAGGAGAGACTGTAGGTACAACTACAGATTTTGATGGTGAATATAAACTTGACTTAGTAAATAACATGGATAGTGTAATGTTCTCATTTATTGGTTATGACAATATTATATTAGTTAGTGAAGGTGGTGAGTTAAATGTTACTATGAGTTATAAAACTGAAGTTATAGATGTTGCTGAAGTTGTAACAAGAGTGAGTAGAAACAATGAGACGATATTAATTTTAGATAAGAAAGAGGGTATGGAAGTTGAATCTTCTGTGGGGTCTAAGGAATTAAATAAAAAAGGAATATCAAATGCACAAGACGGGTTAAAAAAGGTTGGAGGAGTAACCTTTGACAATAATAGACTAAACATCAGGGGACTTGATGATAGGTATAATCAGGTTACACTCAACGGGTTACCATTACCTTCTAATAACGCAGATAGGAAAAACATAGACCTATCTCTATTACCTACAGCTTTGTTAGATAATATAAAAGTAAAAAAGACTTATTCATCTGAACAGTGGAGTAATTTAGGAGGTGCACAGATAGATATCGGAAGTTCAGACGTTAAAGAATTAACCAAAGTTTCTTTCGGTTACACCTTTAACAGTCAAACTAACAGACCTATAAGTCGTCTATCATTTATTATGGGTGGTAGAAAAAATAAGATAGGGTATCTTGTTTCAGTCGGTAGCGGAATAAACAATCAGTATACTTACGGTAATATAAGTTTAGTTAATAAACAAGGTAACTACATCTTAGACTACAATTTTAACGATGACCAAACAACAATAACGAAAACTGGTGTTGGTGTTGTATCATATGAAGACGAGAACTTTAGGTTATGTAATACCACATTCTTAATATCTCAAAACAATTTATCAGATAGAACTACAGTTGGTAATCACTTTGATTATGAAACGGAGTTATATACAACTAGAAGAACACCAACAATACACAATCTCTTAGTTGACCAAATAGAATTTAACTACTATGGTGAATCATTTGATTTAGATTTAATCGGAGGAGTTTCTATAGTAAGAAGTGGTGAGAATCAGAGAGAACAGTTTGTTTATCTATATGACGGGGACTACACACTAAATAATATTGACAGATTAGACAATCATATATTCTCGAATACAAACCATGAAAATAGATACAACTTTACTGCATCGTTAAGTAAGGATATTGATAAGATAAGATTATTTGGAGGATACTCTTTTATGTTAATGGATAATACTTTCGACTACGAACAAGAATATTACGACTTTTCAATGGTTAATGAGCAATATGAAAATATAGACCCAACAAATCCATACAATTATTTCACTGATGATAATGTTATACAATACATTGTAAATAATCCTTCATCTTATGTTAAGGGTAGTACGTTTGTTAATGGTGGGTTTATCAAAGGGGAGTATGTTAGTGATAAACTAAACGTTGGTACTGGGTTAAGAACAGAATACGTTTATCAAACATTAACTTATCAAGACCAACTAATACCTTCATTAACTAGAAATCATATTTTAAACAATATTGAATTACTTCCATACCTTAATGTGAAGTATAAATTAAATGAGACAAATCAGTTAAGGTTTAATAATTCTATTACCACTGTTAGACCAAGATTTAGAGAATTGACACCATTTATATACACTGAAGTATTTGCGGGTAGTAAAATACAGGGTAATCCTAATCTTATAAACACACAGATTTACAATACAGACGTATCATATGAAGTTTACCCGAAAATAGGAGAACTAATATCATTCAACCTATACAATAAAATTATTTTAAACCCTATCGAACGTGTAAATGTAGCAACAGCTAGCGGTAGACTTGAGACATATCAGAACAGTAAATCATCAACAGTATTTGGCGGTGAGATTGATTTTAGGAAGAAGATAAATAAGTTTAATTTTGATTATAATTTATCAATACTATGGTCAAATATAACTATTAATGATGAAGGACCTAGTTCTGTTGTTGTTACAAATTTAAACAGACCTTTACAAGGGTCTTCACCCATACTATCTAATTTCGATATCTTTTATGATGTCAAAGATAATAGTAACTTAGGATTGACTTACAATTTTGTAGGTAAGAAATTAAATTCAGTCGGAGTCTTCGGATTAGGAGATATATACCAAAGACAACAACACTTTATGAACATTGTATACAATTATAGAAAAGATAATCTCATATCATCAATTAGGTTGAACAATATATTTAATACTGAATATGTTTTAGAGCAAGACTCTGATATTGGTAAAGTTATCACAAACAGTTTTAGAACTGGTGTTGGACTATCGTTTAACCTAAAGTATGAATTTTAATTTGCTTTTTGATTTTTCTTTACTATATTTGTAGTAAATCGAAAAGTATGCTTAGTTACATCGGAGGAAAAAGTAAAATAGGTAAATGGATTGTACCATATTACCCAAAAGACATGGAAACATATGTCGAACCATTCGGAGGTATGTTTTGGTGTTACTATAACATGGATTTGGATGAGTACCCAAACCTTAAGAATATTGTATACAACGACTTTAATCCGTTGAACTACAATCTCTTTATGTGTGTACAGAACCCGTCAGAACTTCTTAAATCTATTGAGTCTATTCCCTGTCAACAACGAGGGGTGGAGAACACACCTACAGAGTACAAAGACCTATTCAAAGAGTTTCAATCTGAGATATTTGCAGATGACTTCAAAATCAACTACCCTGACTATGATGTTGCCGCTAAGTACGCATATATTCTCACACAGGTTTTCAGTGGTAGTAAACCTGAGACATCTAACTACATCGATTTAAAGGGAAAATATAAGTCGAAGTATCTAACGTTTAGGGATAAGCTGAAGAACGATAAGTGGATAACCAAGTTCGACAAAATTAATGTAGTTGAGAATATGGACTTTGAGGAACTCATCAACAAATATGATGGTGACAACACCTACTTTTATTTGGACCCACCATATTGGAAAACTGAGAACTACTACTCCAATCACGATTTCGATAGAAACGACCACGAGAGATTAGCGAACGCACTAATAAATATGAAAGGAAAATTTTCACTTTCATATTACGAATTTGAACTTTTAAGTGAATGGTTTCCAAAAAAGCAGTATCTTTGGGAAGAGAAACAATTCGTAAAAGCCGCAGCTGCTAGTAAAGGTAAGAAACAAAACAAGGGAACTGAATTACTTATTTTGAACTACAATCTGTAATCTTTTACACTTAGAACATATTTATATGAAAAAGAAAAAGATGAAATTTAGTGGACTACTTAAAGGACTCATTATTGAACAGGGTCGTTACGAAATCCTGAAAAAGACCTACACCCAACCAAAGAAGAAAGGTGATAAGGTAAAACCTGCTAGAATGAAGCCTGAACAATTGGATACAATTATTTTGGGTGACCCCACTACTCGTAGAGATGGTGATAAAATTAAGAAGGCAGGTACATATAGTCCGTGGTTGATTAAACAGTTCTTGAGGTTGGAACCTGAGGCAGATTACGGTACTCCACAATTTAAAGATGAGATGACAGAACTTCAAAGACTATTCTTTGAGGATTTGTATAAGTCTACTGAGGCACTTAAAAAGTTTGATAGGTTTAAAGGTCAAATTGAACAGGACAAGAGAGATATTAATAAACATAATATCGAGAGTCTTATTGATATTACTATGGACTTTAGTTTGGATAAGACAAAAGCAAGTAAAGAAGAGAAAAAAGCGGCGGCTACAACATACGAACACCCTGGTGGAGAAGTTATTTTCAGAGGTTCTGATTGGACTGTTGTAAAAATTGAAGACCAAGGAAAGTTAGGTCAAGACGCCGCGTGTTTTTATGGGGGACACCATTTATATTCTAGTAAAGGTGAAAGTAGTTGGTGTACTTCATCACCTGGAGGTAACATGTTCAGGCATTACATCAAAGACGGTCCGTTATATGTATTAATCCCTAACGAAGCTAAGTCATTTAGAGATGATAACATAAAAACAGGTGAAAAAACAGGACTACCAGCACTGAGATATCAGTTTCATTTCCCAAGTAATCAGTATATGGACCCTGATGACCGTCAGATTAATCTTATTAATTTCTTAAATGAAAATCCTGAACTTAAAGAGGTATTCAAACCTGAGTTCATGAAAGGTTTAACAGGTACTGAGGGAACTTCAGTTTCGGTCGAATATCCGAGAGATTCAGCTTCTAAATTCATTGCTCTTTACGGTTTTGATGAGTTCTTCGAAAGTTTACCTGATAATTTGGAAAGGCTTGATTTTGTTAAGTCAAGTAACAGATATAGAAATGACCCTGATACGAGTGACATGGCAGTAGAGCTACCAAAATCAGTAGGTAGATTTAAAAACCTAAATGCTCTTCACTTGGAAGGTATTCTAAACAAACTACCTAAAGAGATTGGTGAACTTAAGGATTTGGTATTCTTATCACTCCCTAACAATCCAAATCTAACAAGTCTACCTGAAGAGGTTTCAAAATTGAATAACCTCCAAGTGATTAACTTAAAGAATAGTCCAAACGTTAAAATCCCTGATGAAATTGAAAATAAAAAGGGATTACATATCTTCAGATAAAACTTGAAAATAACCACGAAAGTGGTTATTTTTCTTTTATAGAATTTTTTTATGAATATAGATGTGCAGATTTATATATCTCAGATAAAAACATTTTTTGATGAGAACCCAAATGAGTTAGTATCATTAATCGGTGACTCTGAACCTGAAAAGTTTTTTATTGAGATGGAAAGAGTTGCTACAGAAAACTATGAAAAAGGTGAAGATGTACAACTAACACAAAAACAAATGTTGGAAATCTTAGTTGAAATGAATATGGAGGAGAGAAAGACAATAGAAACTTATGCACCAATATCTAATACTAAGTTCGGAACGATATACCTTAATTAATGAAAGATAATAACGTAATATTTCATAGAAAGTTCCAAAGTAACAATTTGGAAAACTATAAGGATTTTTGCCCTATGCAAGGAGGTAATATATGGAAGTCTATGGAAAAAACCGAAAACGGTAAGTTTTACCAAGACCGAACAGAAATAATACCTGATGACCAAGTCAAAGTTTATTATGGTGATAAATCAAAAGGTTTAATTATTACTACATGTGAAATAAAAATAGTTGAGGATGGTAATAAAATAAGTATTAGGTACTCATTTGTAGTTAGAAAAAGAAAAGTGGGGAGACAATACTTCTCAGTTATGAAAACACATAGATATGTTACGTACAATTATAAAACAAAGAATTTTTATCACGGAACTATTGAGTCTAGTCGTAAAAAGATAAAGAAAAAGAAAGTACGTTGTAATACATTCCACTTACCATTTTTAACTGAGATTAAGTTAGCCATAAGGAGAAACGTAAATCATATAATATCCCAGACACAGGATTGGCAATCGATGGTATCGACATCTTATAATCAAATGACAAAGGGTGATGAAGTTGCTATGGATGCGTTAAAACAATACGCATATTGTATCTACTCTAAGAATAATATCCTTTTAAATTATAATTCAAATTATTTAGAAGGAGAAATGTATAAAATGTATTTAAAAGATAATAACATATCATATCCCGACTCAATCATTCAATATACAGTTATACCCACACCTAAATCAAAATTAATTAAACATGGTAATGTTGTTAATTATTTTATGTCAATAGCAGATTTAAAAGGAAGGAGAGTAAGAGACATTTTAAATCAAACTACACATATTGATTTTAAAACATTAGTTGATGTTTATCATAATATGGGGGTTGATTATTTTAGTAAGATTCGTAAGTCGTTTTTTAAAGATGAAAATAATTTTTTATATCATAGATATTATAATCATGATGCATTTAGTAAGAAAAAGGTTTTCCCATTAAGTAACTTAGATAAGAAAAGAATAGTAAATCTAATAAATAGTGATTCTGAGATAATATGGACTATGATAATGGACCACCTCATAACAATATCTAAACTTAAGAAGTTTGGAGAAGAGGTAAAAATGAAATTTACTAATAGAGATGAGTTTAATGAAGAACACTACAGAATAACTGAAATATTAGAAAATTATAGAGACGGTAAAGTTAGTAGGTTTAATGGAAAAGAATTTGAGAATAAAATATCCGAAGTTATAATGTATGACGGGTCTGAGTTTTACCCTACACTATTAACTAATTCGAGTCAATATAATGAAGAGTCTAAAATACAATCTAATTGTGTTAGAACATATATTGAAAAACCGCAAAATATAATTATATCCCTAAGGAGAAACAGTAAGTATGGAACGGACAGAATTACTATAGAGTATATGATTACACCAATGGGGTTAGAAAGAGTACAGAACAGAAAAAAATACAATCAATCAACAGACGAATGGGATGAATCACTCATGAAAATACTTGACAATCGAGTTATCAAATTATATAAGGAAGGTATATTTGAACTCACAAAACTATGGAAAGAATTTAATAACGGAAAATTTATTAAAAGAAGGGCTATATTCGAACAAGATGAAGAGGGTATTATTAAAAGAATGACACCTGATTGGAATGAATCTTTTAACGCCTACGAAAATATTGTTGAAGATTTTGATTTACCATTTTGATTTTTAGAAAATTTTATTATATATTTGTGTTGTAAAACTTTTTAAAATAAAAAAAATGGCAAAAATGGCTGGCTCTTACGAGGAGAAAAACAAAGTAAATCGTCCTGGTGTACACGCTAAGACAAAAACTTCAAAAAACAAAAATTCTAGAAATTATAAAAAAGGTTATCGAGGACAAGGTCGATAATAAAAAATTACACACTAAGACTTTTCTTATCGTTAAGTTTAATTATTCTTAGTGAGTTTAAAATTACAAACATGGCAAATCACGTAAGTAACAACATTAGAGTTGTTGGAAATGAAAAAGTACAAGAGCGTATGAATGAGTATATTCAGACTCTTGAAGAGTTAGATTACGCCGACACCGGCGGTTTCGCTAAAACATTCTACAAAACACCAGAACTTGGCGAAGGTGGTGGAACAATGAATTCATGGGCTGGAGAAAACATAGGGTCAAAATGGGCCTATTTTGAACACACCATAGATGATAACGAAATTAAAGTAACATCTGCATGGTACCCAGTTAAAGAATTCACAATGCACCTTTACAATCTACTTGTAGAACTTGACCCCGAAGTTGCGGTTGAGAACAGATTTGAAGATGAAGGTTATGACCCTGTTGGTGGTATCTTAGTTTATAAAAATCAAATCTTCATGGATGAGGATAGTGACTTTGAATATCCCGATGAGGATGAAATGGAAAATGAAGATGAGTATGAAGATGCTATGATGAACCTCTATGATGAAGTTGGCCAAACACAAGATGGAGTTATAGAAGTAGGATATACTCATATTAATAACGGTGACGGAAACCCCTTCGTATTTACGGAGACTAAAACCGAAACCACTACATAAATGGAATACTAGACCATCCTCAGAGTGGGGGTGGTTTTTTATTATATAAACAACCAATAAACACTTAAAAAAAAACTAAATGAAATTAATTAATCGATTGTTTATTTTCGGAGCGATGATGGTATCAACATTGACACTATCAGCTCAAATTACAGGTAAAGTCGTGGATTCAAAGACAGGCAATGAGCTTATTGGGGCTAGTGTCTATCTTGAAGGTAACACACGAGGAACATCAACTAACGTATCAGGCGAATTTACTCTTGACGAAGAGGCTACAGGTAACGTTGTTGTTAGTTTCTTGGGTTACGAAACACTAACTATACCTGCACAAAATGATATGGGAACCATATCAATGACTACGACAGCACTTGGTCTTGACGAAGCTGCGGTTATCGTTAACGTTGTTGACTTTGCGAAAGTGAGGGAAACACCTGTTGCGGTATCAACTATTGGACCTGCTGAGATTGCATTGAAGACAGGTAACCAAGAATTCCCTGAAATTATGAATAGAACACCTGGTGTCTATGCTACAAAACAGGGCGGTGGTTACGGAGACTCCAGACTCTCTCTAAGAGGTTTTGACCAACGTAACACATCTTTCCTTATCAACGGTCAACCCGTTAACGATATGGAGAATGGATGGGTTTACTGGTCCAATTGGCAAGGTCTTACTGACGTTGCTTCAGGTATTCAAATCCAAAGAGGTTTGGGTTCTTCACGTTTGGCGGTTCCATCTGTTGGTGGTACCGTTTCTATTTCTACTAAGGCGGCAGAAAAAGAACAAGGAGGTTCTGTATCTGAGACTATTGGTAACAATGGATACAACAAAACAACTGTTAACTATAACACAGGTAAAAATGAAAACGGATGGGCGTCTTCATTCTTGTTGAGTAAGTGGGCCGGTAACGGTTACATTGATAACACAAGTGGTGAGGGATGGAACTACTTCGGTGCTGTTGGATATGCACCTGATGATTCCAAACACGCGTTGAACTTGTCTGTTATGGGTGCAGGACAATGGCACCACCAAAGAGACGTATGGCTTTCTATTCGTGACTACGACTACTTCGGTGACGGAGGTCAGGTACTTGACGATGGTGAACTCGATGTTACATGGAACTCTAACGGAGGTACATTGGACGGTGAAGAATTCTCTATGAGAAGAAACTTCTACAACAAACCACTCGCAACTTTCAACTGGGATTGGGATATCAATGAAAACTTAACATTGAATACATCTGTCTACGGTTCTGCAGGTCGTGGTGGAGGAACAGGTCCTCGTGGTAGAAACTATGATGTCCACCCTTACCAACAAGACTTATACTCATTCATGTATGAGGATAGTTTGACCCAATTCCGTAACTCTGATGGTACTGTTAACTTCGACGCAGTTGTTGATGATAACCAAGCAGGTGCAACACCACACGATGGTAGTGTAAACGGAAACTACGAAGGTGCTCTCATCGGTTCAAACCAATGGGGTATTGACGCAGACACATCAGGAACTATTTACACAGGTGGTGGTATGATTCGTAGAGCATCTATGAACTCACACAACTGGGTTGGTGCGATTTCTAACTTAACTTACAATAAAGATAAGTGGACAGCATCTGTTGGTTTAGACCTTCGTAAGTATAAGGGATATCACTACAGAGCGTTGAACAACCTTATGGGTTTTGATGCATACTACTCAGGTGGTAATAGAAATTCTAACGGGGGACAGATTGTAGAAACTACTATCGAAGCAAGTCCATTCAACAACACAGGACTAACAGGTCCTAAGATTGACTACTACAACGTAGGTAATGTCGGATGGGTAGGAGTTAACGGTCTTGTTGAATATAACGACAATGACCAATTAACTGCAGTTCTTCAAGCTGGAGTTTCAAACCAAGCTTATTCAAGAGAAGATTACTTCGACCAACCAGGTAATTCAATTTCTGAAACATCTAACCTAATGGGTGGATACGTTAAAGGTGGTGCTAACTACAACATCGACGAGAAGTCAAACGTGTTCGCAAACGCAGGTTTAATCTCACGTCAACCATTATTCGATGCGGTATTCCCAGGATATGCAAACAATATCAATGAAGACCTTGAGAACGAAGAAATCATGTCTTTGGAGTTGGGTTACGGATATACAACAGATGACTTGACGGTTAATGTTAATGCATACAACACAAATTGGGGTAACAGATTCATATCAAGAGGTGTACCTGTTGTTGTAAACGATTCAACAACTGTTGATGGTACAGCACAGTTCAGTGGTATTAACGTAGTACACAGAGGTCTTGAACTCGAAACTAAGTACAGACCAACTTCAGACCTCACCGTTACAGGTATGGTTTCATTGGGTGATTGGAGATACACAGATAACTTCGAAGCGGAGGTATTTGATGACCAAAACAACCCTGTTGAAGGACAACAGTTCACTCTCTATACTGAGGGTGCTAAAGTTGGTGACGCTGCTCAGGTAACTGCAAACTTAGGTTTGGATTACCGTGTAACTAAAGGTGTAAATGTAGACTTGGGATATAGATATGTTGATGGTCTTTATGCGGACTACTCAATCAACAGTTCATCATTCTTGTCTGAAGATAACCTAGGAGCGTTGAAGTTACCATCATACGGATTGGCAGACTTAGGTCTTACAACAAGATTCGATTTGTTGGGTAACAATGCAACATTCAGAGTTAACTGTAATAACTTGTTGAACACAACATACATTGCAGAGTCTAACACAAACATTCACACAGATGAAAATACTGAGTACACATGGAACGGTGTTGACTCACGTAACTTTGTTTGGTTCGGATTTGGAAGAACATGGAATGCGACTTTAAAGTACACATTCTAAGTTAATTATATAAAAAAAGTAAGAAAGGGATTCGTTTTTTCGAATCCCTTTTTTTATATTTGTAGAAATTATGAAAAAATTAATACATTGAAAAACAACATTTTAACACTTCTACTATTATTAGTAGTTACACCCAAAACATTTTCACAAGTATCTTTTTGGTGTAGCCAAGTATCCACCACGTATGAAATTATGGATAACCAATTAGTTTTAAAAGGTTATAATACTGTAAATATGGAAAATGCAACAGATACAACAACATTCGTTTTTAATATTAACAATGGACCCTATAATAATACTGACACATGTTTCACTTACCCAAATGATAGTGTTATTTTTAATGTAAATAAAAATGAAATCTTTAATATTTGTCACTATACATTAATCTATGCTGATTACCCAAATATTTTGTTCCATACCTGTCCTGTTAGTTGTGTAAATATGGTTTGGGACGGTATCGAGTTAAATGAAGTTAACGAGACTGTTAGTATCGAAGAAATTAACAATCTGTACGAAACCTCAAACAGTAAAATATATGATATGAATGGTAGGGAGTTAATAAATATTGAAAGTTTACCTTATGGTACAATATATATTAAAGGAGGTAAGAAATATTGTAACAATTAAAAGTTGACTTACTCACTTAATATTAATATTTTTTTTAAAAAAAAACATGAGAATTAAATTAGAGTATATTTGGTTAGATGGATATGAACCCGAACCAAACCTTAGAAGTAAGGTAAAAATTATTAACTCACCAACCCATGAAGTAAATGGGAAAAAAGTACATGGAGTTGGTTTAATAGATTGCCCAGAATGGTCATTTGACGGCTCATCAACACAACAAGCTAAAGGACACTTTTCCGACTGTGTACTCAAACCGGTATCAATATACCCCAATCCGTTAAACAAAGGTATGTTGGATAGTTACTTGGTAATGTGTGAAGTCATGAATGCAGATGGAACACCACACGAAAGTAATACTAGAGGTTTAATTACTAATGAAGATGAAAATCTATGGTTTGGTTTTGAACAAGAATACACACTTATGAAGGACGGTAAACCAGTTGGATTCCCTAAAGACGGATTCCCTGAACCACAAGGTAAATATTATTGTGGTGTTGGTAAATCACAAGTTAGTGGAAGAAACTTTGTTGACTCACATTTGGAAAATTGTTTAATGGCTGGTATTGAAGTTACCGGTACTAATGCTGAGGTGATGCTAGGACAATGGGAATACCAAGTTTTCAGTAAAGGTAAGATTAAAGCAGGTGATGATTTGTGGATATCAAGATATATTCTACAACAAATGTCTGAAGAATATGATTATCATATTGAATTCCATCCAAAACCAGTATTAGGTGATTGGAATGGTTCAGGTCTACACTGTAATTTTTCAGATGTTAGAATGAGAGAAGATGGTGACAAAGAATATTATGAAAATATTTTTGAAGCTTTTGAGACTCGTCACTTAGAACATATAGAAAACTATGGTTCTAATAACGAACTAAGATTAACGGGTCTACATGAGACCCAAAACATCACTAAATTCAGTTGGGGTGTATCAGATAGGGGAGCTTCAATTAGAGTCCCTCTTGAGACCTCTAAAACGTGGAAAGGGTACTTAGAAGATAGAAGACCAGCGTCTAACGGAGACCCATATAAAATAACTAAAGTGATTAGTGATACTATTGATTTAGCTAAGAACAATGAAGTGCAATCACATGAAGTTGAAGAAGAACTTTCGTTAGGTTGAATACAGAAAACAATAAAGTTTACGATAGTGTCCCCGACGATGTATTAAAATTGTCGGAGGACATTATCGGTTTTAAACCATCTATACTTGAGACGGACTTTTACACCGTAGAATTATTACAATCAATACTTAAAACAAATAAAATAATATGGTCCAATAAATACTACAATGGACTAACCACTATTTATAATAACGGATTAATAGAATTTGATAATAAAATACTTTTTTATTTCGTAAAAAAAATAGATGAAAATATATATAAATTATTCTGTTTGTCTAAAGAAGACTCAACAGACAGTATAATATTTTACTTAAATAAATTTAAGAAATATAAAACAATATCATGAAATTAACAACTGAAGAATTACAACAAAAAATTGACAGCGGAGAAAAGTTTATAGTAGACTTGTACGCGGATTGGTGTGGACCATGTAGGATGATTGGCCCGATAGTGGAAAAGGTCGCTAAACAACTCAAAGAAGAAGGTAGTGAAGTTAACGTATATAAATTTGACATAGAACAAAACAAGGAAATGGCTGTTAGTTTAGGGGTACGTTCAATACCGGCAATTAAAGGTTTTAATGGGGGTGAAAATGTAACAAATAAAATAGGAGTAATAACTGAAGCACAGTTACTTGATATGGTAAAAGAAGTATTGTGATGAAGTTTGCTATTCTATATACCATGAACGGATGTCCTCATTGTGATAATTTAAAAAAGATTATATATGAGGAAGATATTGATGTTGACATAAGGAATATTGATGACCACGAGGAGGAGTATAAACAATTTGTTGAAGCCACAGGTAGTGAGTTTTTACCGGCGTTTACTTTGGTAGAAACTAAAGATGATGGAAAACACGATATAATTCTAAACGTACCTGACGAACAGTTTAATACTGTTGAAGAAGCTGCAAAAAAAATCAAAGGGTTTTTATCAGAATAATATCATTTCTGAAGTTTTATCTCTTTTCATCCAACACTTATCTTTAGAAAGGATTTCCATGTTAAAATCATAATCCTCTAAAGATAAGTGTTTTTTTACGTGAGAATAATTAAAATCAAATAAGTCTAATATCAAAGATTTAATCCATTCAATATTAGCTATATTACTTTCACTTTTAATTTCAAAAGACATGGTTTCCCAATTCAAATTATTTATATCGCCACTATAAAAAAGATTAAAATTAATATCCTTACAAATTTGTTTTTCGAATAAATTATATGCAATGTATTTTAGATATAACACATATGATTTAGAACTCATTAGATTTCTACCAAAATAATCATCAGAAAAACTAGGTTTATATGATTTAGTTAATATTCCGTGGTAATCCTTAAACTCAGGTATTTCCACTAAACGGTCATAAATTTTATAGTTACTGTGTTTTATTACTGAGTTATTATGTTTAAATTCATAATACCCGATTAAAGGGAACACATCAATTATAGGAAGACTCGTTAAATCCTGATTGAATGAGATATTAATATCTATAAGTTCATTATCAGGTTTTGAATTGTATGTAATTAAATCTATAACATTGAAATTCTTATCTACCTCACATAGCTCATCTAAAAAAGTTTTAAATAGTTTAGAGTAATTTAAAGGATTTTGAATAGTCGTATCACCTCTTAAAACAATGAATTGAGATAAATCACATAGAACTAAATTACTAATATGACCTTTATCAATAATATTAAACTCTTTTATTATTTCGTTTACTAAAAGATTACACAAATTTGTACCATATAACTCACTTTCCATATTAATATTTTTTTAAATTATAGGTGTAAAAAAATATACAATAAACAAAAAAAGAGTCTTAAAAGACTCTTTTATTGGATAACTTAAAAAAATAAGTATTACTGTTTTTTCTTGTAGTATTTCTCAACAGTTTTGGTTACGGCTTCTTGTACTGCTTGAGTATTTGTTTGTGATTGAGTCTGAGCCGCTTGTTGAGCTTGCTGAGCCTTCTTTTTACATCCACATCCCATGATTGATATTTTTTTAGATAGGTTTATTATTCATTATATAAATAGTCCACGAGTAGATTATTTCTATAATCTTTAATATTTATCATAAAAGTAGAACAATATGAATCTTAGTAAAGTTTTGTTAGAGGGTAGGAAAGATGAATTCTTATCAAAATATAGAGATAAGTTTAGTGATGAAGATGTTAAAAAAATATTTCTATTGTCAAGAGAACTCGCATCCAACCAGAAGTTCTTAAACTTTTTAGGTAAAGTTATTTCACCAAAATCGTTAAATGATGATTTAATTAAAGCCAAAATCGCAATTGAAAAATTTATAAAGTTTCAAAAAAACTTAGAAATAAAAGATATTAACCAATATGAGTCTTTAAAGGATATTGTAGATGCTATTGAAAAACACGAAAACAAAGTAAGGAGAGACGTAAAACAGATTGAGGGAGCAGATGTCGTATATGAAGACGATAGGTTCACCGTCATAATACCAAAGACACATGAGGCTAGTTGTTACTATGGTGCGGGTAGTAAATGGTGTACCGCAGCTAAGAGTAGCGATGCACACTTTATGTCTTACAATAGAGATGGTAAATTATTTTATTTTTTAGATAAAAAAGCTAAATCAGGTAGTAGGTTCTATAAAGTCGCTATGTTACAAAAATATGACGGAAAACAAATTTTCTATGATGCACCTGATAATTCATTTAAAGTAGGATGGATTTTAGGAACACCTGAATTTGATAAGATTAATAATGTGATACAAAGATATATGTCAACAAAATATGCTGATGATATTGAACTATTTAAGGACGAAATTAAAGCGAAACAAGAATTACAAAGACGAGCAGAAAGAGACGAGAGAATAAGGAGAGAAAGGTTGTTAAGACAGATGGATGATATTAGAGAAAGAGACGCATGGAATCCCGAAGTCAATGAGTTAGATGATACAGGAAGAAAGGCCAATGCAGTAATGAGTGGATTAAGAAATGAGTGGTTAGTAAATGAAATTGGTGAAGATGAGGATGTATATAATTTAATACCAGAAACAGAATCATTTTATCCTGGTGAAATTATGGCGTTTAAATGGATGGGAGAGAATGAAACTGACAGTGAATATATTGTAGGTGAATGGGATGATGTTTATGGATTAGCTAAAATGAGAGTTACAGAATTAGTTGATGATATGGGATTGAGAGAATCATTTAATGATGATTTCTTAATGAATCATTTAGATGTTGATGAGGTTGTGAGATATTTTGAATCTTGGTATGATGATTATATAAGAGATGAATGGGAAGATGTTTTCGAGTCAGAAGATTTACCTTTATCGGATGAACAAAAGAAAAGATATGAGGAGTTAGACCAAGAGATAGAAGAACTTTATAGAAAGACTAGAGACACAGACTCACACCCATATAGTAGTGATGAAAGGGGTGAGGTTTATGACAAAATAGAAGAGTTGGAAGAAGAGAGAGACGAGATAGTAGAAAACCCTGAGGGAGAACCCACAGAAGAAATGATAGAAGAAAAAGTTAGTTATTATTTAGATGATGTTCGTAGAAATCCACAAAATTATATTCATGAATATGACTTAGATTTAGAAAGTTTTATAGACAAAGAAGGTGTTATTGAAGATGCTGTAGATATGGATGGTGTTGGTCATAATATATCACATTATGACGGTGTAGAATATGACATTAGAATTGACGGTGTTGAATACTATGTTTTCCGTGTGGACTAATTGATTATCTAAAAGTTTTTTTTATTCTTAAGGTATAATATTTAATTATGAAATTACCTTTAGATTGGATTTTACAAGAACCTATAGATATGGAACATAAAGAATATGTTTTATTAGACTATATTTCTAAAATAAATAAGGAGTTAGACACCTTTCATTTATACCCGACATTCCAAGAATTAACATTACATTTAGCTAACTTGAACTCTATTTCAGGTAAATTAAAAAGAATTCACTTAAAAAATGAACCTGAAGATGTTGATGATGAAATACTATTAGCTAATATTGTTTATAAAGAACTTTCAGGATTTGAGTCTAAAGAATTAAAAGAGATAATTAAAATATCTAAAGACGCTAACGACAGACTGAAAGACTACTTTTTAATCGCCAAATCTATATGGTCTATTGTATTTGAATCAGTTTTAATACAAAACACGAATAAAGATTTCAAATTCACGAAAAAAAATTCAACAAAGGGTTATCTAAGGTTTGATTATAAAGGTGAAAAGTTTTTATATAAATTCAACATAAGAAAGATACATCCCAAGTATGATGAAAGAAAATGTGTATTCACTTTAATTGAAAGAGGTGAAGAAATAAAAAAGAAACTTACTAAACGTTCATTAGTTTTTGAGGCGAAGTTTGACAGTGAATTTCCATTAGAGGGTTGCTTACTCTCAATTATAAAGAGAAAAGTAATTAATTACATTACACAGACTATCAAGTTAGATAATTTGAAAGAAATAAATGTCAAAGAAAAGTAGATATCCCGACCACATTGTGTGGGATGAGGAGAACGAGAAGTTTCACGCAAACATCTTACCTTACGCTTCAAGTATATCAGGACCAAAGATTGAGATTGACGATATTGACTTGTTTAAGCAACAAGGTGCAAACAAACTACAGAAAATATTCAAATCAGAATTTGAACAAATCGTAGAAAAGTACAATAAATTAGTTGATGAAGTAAACCTAAACGATGTGATATACAACTCAACATATTCCTTTGAACCTGTTGTTGGTAACATATATCATTTATACTATGGAAATAACAAAGAAAAGTTCTTATCTTTAATTTCACCAAACGAATGGGATAAAGAACACATAGTATCAGTAAAACTTAATTCAGATTTAAAATGGGTTTCAATAAACGATTTATAACGAAAGAAATAATTGAAATTACTGAGGACAATTATATGGAAAACTTGTTCAACTCAGACGCACTAATTTTTGGTGATGACTGGTCACACGAGTTCTACAAAATGTTCACAGACAAAAAACCAATAAATGAAATAAAAGAAAATCTTAAACATTATGAAAACAATTAAGAGAAATAGTGAGATAAAGAGAGTCTCAGATAAAGAGGCCATACACCTTGTTAAGTTCGGATGGGAATACTGCCCTAAAAACCTTTGGAAAGAAGGTAAAAATAAAAAACCTGTTAATGATTTAAATACTGAAACTGACGCTATGTCAGATAAGAAAAAGAGAAAGTTGAGGAAGGAAAATAAAAGAAAAAAATACGAAACTAAATAATATGAGTATTTTTAAAAATATAAAATTAAAAAGACTAAATAAAAAAAGGGATAAATTATTTGAATTATCTTATAAGTACGGAAGTATTGATAGAAAAAAGTCTGATGAATATTATAGTCAGGCAGTTTTAATTGAAGAAGAAATAAAAAATTTATTAGAAAAATGAAAGAACATGTGAATCATCCTTCTCACTACGGAGGTGAAGACAATCCTTATGAGGTTGTTAAAGTCGCTGAAGCATGGGGAATTGATAAAGATGCGTACCTATTTAATGTTTTAAAATACATTGGACGTAGTGGAAAAAAAGATGACAACCCACCTTTACAAGACTTAGAAAAGGCTTTATGGTACTTAAATAGAAGAATAGAAAATATAAAACATGAACACAAAAACAAACACGATTTATACCTCAGACTCTATCGAGAAGATGGAGAAGATGGAGGAAGGGACGATTGATTTAATTGTTACATCTCCACCATATGGTGTTGGAATCGAATACGATAGTTGGGATGATGATAAATACTTTGAAGAGTATAAGGTATTTGCGAAAGAATGGATGTCACAGGCATATCGTGTATTGAAAGATGACGGTAGAATTGCTATTAATATTCCATACGAAATTAATCGTCAGGATAAAGGTGGTAGAATATATTTTTCCGCTGAGATGTGGATGATTATGAAAGAAATTGGATTTGGTTTCTTTGGTATTGTAGACCTTGAAGAGAGTTCACCACACAGAAGTAAGACAACTGCTTGGGGAAGTTGGATGAGTCCGTCTTCACCATATATTTATAATCCTAAGGAGTGTGTAATATTAGCCTATAAAAAGTTACATAAAAAGAAAGTGAAAGGAACACCACAATGGAAAGGGGAGTACCAAATGGTGGAAGACACTAAAAAAGGTGGGATGAGAAAGAAACTTGTTTACGAAGATAAAGACAAGAAAGATTTTATGTCATTAGTTTTTGGACAGTGGAATTACTTTGCCGATACCAAACAAAAAACAAAGGCGACATTCTCTTTAGATATACCGTACAGAGCGATTAAAATACTTTCATATAAAGAAGACATAATACTCGACCCATTCAATGGGTCAGGTACAACTTGTTTAGCTGCCGAAATGTTAGGTAGAAAATGGATAGGAATTGATATCTCAAAAAACTATTGTGAAGTTGCTAAACAAAGAATTAAAGATTATCAGTTGGAACAACAACAACTTAAAATACAGGTTGATGAATTAACAAATTAAAAAAAATGGTTTATTACGAAACTACTGAGCAATTAATGACCCTTGCGAAGGAAAGAGGAATGAAAACCACCAAAGAAGGTTTATTGTATTTTAATACAGGTAAATTTACGGGTAGGTCACCTAAAGACAGATATTTTTCTGAAGGGGAATATGCCAATAAAACAATCGACTTTGAAAGAGTTATAAATAAAAAAGTAAAAAGAGAAAGTTACACTTTACTCAAAGATGAGTTAAAAGGGTATCTTGAGAATGAAAAGACATTTAGAAGTAGAAAAGTAGTTGGATACAATTATGAGCATAGCGCCTCATTTAATATTACATCTACAGAGCCCTGGGCAATAATATTCTTCAATAATATGTTGATAGACCCATCGTCTTTTGTAACCACCTTTTCAAGGACATTTACTGAGTGGGAAATAGTTCACTGTCCTAATTTTGTTAGTAAAAATAAACCTGAGGATGTTAAAAATGAAAACTTTGTCATTGTAGATTTTGACGATAGAAAAATTTTAATAGCAGGAACGAGTTACACAGGTGAAATAAAGAAAAGTGTTTTTACTGTTATGAATACTCTTTTAATAGATAGAGGAGTTTTACCGATGCATTGTTCGGCAAATGCTAACACAAAAGATGGTAGAGGAGTTAATTTATTTTTCGGTCTTTCGGGAACAGGTAAAACCACATTATCATCTGACCCATTGAAATTCTTTATTGGTGATGATGAACATGGATGGTATGATAATTATATATTTAATTTTGAAGGTGGATGCTACGCTAAATTAATTGATTTAGATGAATATAAAGAACCGATAATATGGGACGCTATTCATAGTAAATTTACCAGACAAAACACATCATTATTAGAAAATATAATAGTCGATGAAAAAGGTAACCCTGATTTTACAGATAGTACGATAACAGAAAATATTAGAGTATCATATCCGTTAGACCAAATTACAAGAGATGTTAAAGTTACTATGACAGGTCGAGGTATAGAAGTTGAAAATATATTCTTTTTATCTTTTGACGCATTTGGTGTATTACCACCTATTTCTTTATTAAGTACAGAACAGGCTGTAAAGTATTTCGAATTAGGGTATACATCTAAGGTTGCGGGTACCGAAGTTGGTGTAGATGAACCAACAACGACCTTTTCACCATGTTTTGGAGACCCATTCCTACCAAGAAAGGTATCTGACTATAGTGATATGTTTAAAGATAAGTTAGAGAACAATCCAAACGTAAAAGTATGGTTAATTAACACAGGTTTTGATAAACATTACAATAGATTTTCATTATCACAAACTCGTGGAGTTATTAACGGAGTTATAGATAGAAAATATGAAGAAGAGTACATAGAATACCATGAACTTAAAATACCAAAACGTATTGGAGAATATGATATGAATGAAGTATTCGAAAAACCTAATGACGAAAGACAAGATAAATTTTTTACCATGATAAAAAACTCCTTATGACAGGGGTTTTTTTCTTTATGAAGTATTTATATTAAAAGTATATTACCATGAGACAATTTAGAATTGATGACTCTGAAAAAGATAGAATATTAAATCTTCACGAGAACGCAACAAAAAGACAATATTTAAACGAACAAAAAAGTAATTGTATACCAATAAATCAAGTAGAAGGTATTGAAGACGTTGTAAAAGATAAAAACAAACTAAATTGGTTAATCGAATTAGGGGGTGAAAAATTAAGTGAAGTATGTCGAGGTGGATACGGAACTAAATATACATTTAGATTTGAAGAAAACCCAGATTTAAAAGTTGCGTCATTCACATTAGATGGTGATTTAAACATTGGAAGCATAGGAGCATGAAAAAAGTACTTAACGAGACAGGACTAAGAAATATAAAGGACTTAGCCGACAGATATAAGAAAGCCAAGATTTATTTTCACCAAGATTTAGATGGTGTAACTACTGCATTAGCTATGAAAAACTATTTGGAAAATAATGGTATCAAGGTAGTTGACTCTGAAATTATTCAGTACGGTGATAAAGAGTTCGCGGTTAAGAAACAAGATGCTCAAGGTGACACAATGCCGGTGTTGGTTGATTTCGCCCACGGTAAACCCATGTTTGTTGTACACACTGACCACCACGATAGTCAAACAGGTGTTGAGGGAGACACATCAACATCATTTAGACCCTCTCGTTCAAATGTAGCCACCCTTTCTGATATTATGTCACCATCAGACATATTCCCATCAGATGATATTACATTAATATCAACAGTGGATTCAGCGGATTTCGCTCGATTTGGTCTTAAACCTCAAGACATTATGAACTTTATTTTTAAATTACAAAAAGATAAAGGATTACAGCAAAATAAAATGGCTTTAGGATTAGCGACAAATAAATTGTTGTTAGCTTATAAAAACAAACCAGGATTCTTAGAGAAGTTGGTTATGAATTCCACACCATCACTATTAAACATATTTCAAAACATAAATAAGATAGCACAACAAGAGGGTTATGCAAGTCCTGAAGAAATGGCTTTGAATCAAAAAGGATATGTTCAAAAACAAAAAGAAAGTGATAAAGTTTATGTGGATGATGGTATAATTGTACAATACGGAGGAGGTTCTATGTTTAAACCAGGTTCGTATGATAGATACACACCATTTAAAAATAATCCTGATGCTGATTTCTTAGTTATTGCGTGGCCTATGGGTTTAGTACAAGCTAGTTGTAATCCATTTAAAGGTGAGAGAGAACTTAAGGGAGTCAACTTAGGTGAGATTGCTCAAGAAGTATTAGCTAAATGGGAACCACAATTAAAAGACAAAATCATTCCTTTATCAACGATTAAATGGATATCAGAATCAGGTAAAAGTTTTGACCAAGAATCAGTCGGATTTACAAATGCTGACTTAGAAGCTTTCTATGGTGATAAAGTACGTTCAATAGATGGAGGTGAACAATATATGGACAGACTTAAAGATATTATGAATACACCATCAAATGAGTTAAGTGATTCAGAGTGGGCGATATTAGATAAATTAGGTGTACCAGCTTGGGAGATGATTCAAGCTAATTCAGGTGGACATAAATGTATTACAAATATTTCAGCATTAAATTACTTCGGTAGAAGTAAAAGACCACCTTCAGGTAAGAAAAGTTATAGGAAAAAAGAAGGAGATACGCCATACGTCAAGTTTGTTAAGATGATACAAAGAAGATTTGTTGAATTACTCAAAGAAAAAATCAATCAGAGTAAAAAAAAAGCACTAACTAACGAAAACGTTATTACTGAACAAAGTATACCTACAATTCCATCACCTATTGGACCAACACGTATAACACCTGGAGGAGGAGAATGGGGTGCTTCGAGAGGTGGTGGTAGTAGAACACATAACGGTATAGACTTCGCTACACCTTCAGGAACTGTTATAAGATGTCCACTTAATGGTAAAGTAAAAGTTGCTAGTGACAAGAGAGATAATTGTGGAGGTACAATTACTATTGAACATGATAATGGTCTTAAAACTATATATTGTCACGTAAAACGATTTTTTGTAGTACCAAATATGCCAGTTGTTGCTGGACAACCAATAGGACTAAGTGGTGGGGGCGACAATGACCCACATAAGGGTCATACGGATGGGCCTCACTTACATTTCGGTATGAAAAAAAATGGTAATTTTATTGACCCAACACCACATGTTGATTTAAATTATGATTGGGGAGGTGGTATTGGGATTTCAGGTTTACCTTCATTACCCTCAATAAGTGGTACAGTTAATTTAGATAACGTTGCTGCAGGTGTAGGAAAAATACTTGGTATACGATAAGTTAATTAATACATTGAAAAGGAGACATTGTCTCCTTTTTTTATGCCCAACTCATTACAGGTTCCTCCATAGAGTTCTAACACTTCACTACCCATACCTGTATAAGATTTACATTTTTCTTTATTATCACAGGGTAAACAGTTTGAATTAATTGTGTCGACAACACCATTATTAATCATAATAATATCTAAAGGAATAACACAGTTGTATGTCCAAAAACTTTGTTGACCTGTCTCAGGCATAAGAAATAACATACCATTAAATTCTTTATTAAATCTTTTACCCATCATACCCTCTGCGATAGAATTTTGTGTAGTGCAAAGTTTGACTTTAAAAATGTTATCTCCTATGATTACTTTCATAACAATAAATATTTGTAAATACAGAATAATATGAAGTCAATAATTTTTAATGCGTTAGTCAAAAAATATGAAGCAATTATAGAAGAGAGTCGAGCAACACTTGAGATATACTTTAATAATCCTGCAGGTATCGGAGAACACCCTAATATTATTGAAGAGATGGATAAACTAATCGAACAAATGGAATCAGCTAAAGGTCGTTTGGAAACGTTGATGAATAACTTCGACGATTACCGAATCAAAAATTAAATTTAGTTTTTGCTTGACACAAAGAATATTTTTTATATCTTTGTAAGACTTTTGTAGGAAATAGTAGTATTTATATATTACCTCCTAAAAAAAAAGGAAAAATATTTGGAGAATAAGAAAAAAGTTTCTTATCTTTGTCAAAAGTTCTTTGAAATAGTAATGACGAACAATCTTTGGTTCGAGTTTTAGTTAAAAGACTAACCCCCTTTTTTAAATTACACAAAGATTTATTAGTCATCGGCGGTTTAGCGTCGTTAGATAACCCTGGCAACAGGACTAAAGGGACAGAATTGGATTTAGCAATCCTTGGAAGTTCGCAGTCGTATGACTGACAACTAAACAAAGTATCTACGACCCGTACCTCAAGGGCAACTGCTGAGGGGTTAGGGTTCACTTGAATATGTGGAAATTCGGGTGTGAGATGGAGACATCAACAGGAGAAGATACAGGTGACGGTTCGACACTCACTGCTATGAGTTGTAGAGCTGGGTACCAGTCTAAAGGGTTTCCTCAGGGACAAGTGAAAGCTTGGAACCTACCGTAGTCCTGACTGACCGTTAGCTTGCAGGCTAACAGAGAGGTGTGAAGCATTCTGTACTCAAAAGGTACGGACCTTCTCCCGAAGCACATCTTTCATAAATCCACATTTGCTAACTTTTAATTCAATGATTAAAAAAGCAAGAGTCTTCGGGCGTTGATGACGAAAGGTGTCTAATACTTCGGACTTTTGTCAACGAAGTTTTCCTTCAGACCGCAAGTCTAAGGATGTCGATTGTGAAACAACTCGTGGGTTGGCCGACCCTTTGTGAGACCGCAAGTCTTAAGAGATTGGAGTAGTGGTTGAGTAGTTATCAACGAAACGAGTGGTTGGGCGATACCAACCGACACTGACCTGATACCTCTGTCAATGAGGTGGACAAGTGGGGAACAAACTAATTATAATCCCACAAAAGACAGGTTATTCAAACGTGTAGTCTCAGCGTCCTTTAATTCCCTACCCTATATATAAAACATTTATACCTCAGTCTTAATCGACTGAGGTTTTTTTATTTATAAGGTATTTATTGATATATTATGAGGGAACTTATCCGTAAAATATTGAGGGAAGACCTAGAGTATTCGCATGTTACTAATGCTTCGCCCGAGAGTGACGAGTATGAAATGAGTGAAGGTT